TAACACATGTTCCAAAACTATTACGTGATAATGGATTCGATGTTCATGTTGTAGAAGGAGACCAGTTTATTCCAGAATCAACGACACCAGGTGCATTTTTAAACTTTGGCGGTACTAACATGTATAAAGCAAAACAAGTTTATCATTTGTCATACTTGTTTACTAAAGGACATATTAAAGCAGGAGATCATATTATTTTTACAGATGCATGGCATCCAGGTATCATTAATGTAAAATATATGAGTGAGCTTTTAAATATTCCCGTTATAACGCACGGACTTTGGCACGCGGGTTCATATGACCCAAATGATTTTTTAGGTCGTCTCGTAGGAGATAAACCATGGATTAGGCACGCTGAGCAATCAATGATTGCGGCATATGATCACAATTGGATTGCAACGGCAGCACATTTTGATTTAATGCGTAAAACATATGATGTTTATTTAAATCCGACATTTAATCGTACGGGTTGGCCAATGGAATACACTCATAACATGATTGCTCCGAAGCTTTGGGCTAAAAAAGAAAATATCATCGTTTTTCCGCATCGTATTGCTCCAGAAAAGCGTTTAGATTTATTTCAAGACTTAGCATCGCGACCTGAATTAAAACATTATCAATTTTGCGTAGCAATGGAAATGAATTTAACTAAAACAGAATATCATGAATTGCTTCAAAGATCTAAATTTGCAGTATCATTTGCAGATCAAGAAACATTAGGTATTTCAATGTATGAATCTGCGTGTGCTGGCGCATGCCCACTAGTTCCAAATCGATTATCATATACGGAAATGTATGATCCGATGTTTAAACAAGCAGATACAATAGATAATGCAGTTCAAACAATATTAAAATATGAACAACGAGATTTATCAGAACCAATTGCACAATTGGTAAATAAATTACACAATAACTTTTTTTCAGCAACAAACTTAATTAATAATTTAAAGGAATATAATGAGCGATAATAAAAGATTCATATACTTTCCATCTTTATCTGCAGGTTCTATGGTATCTGCATTTAAGAAAGATATGAAGTTTACAAGCGGCGATCCTGTCAAGTTCTTTGATTCTCGATATCCAGAAAAATGGCGTCACCCATACTTCTTGATTACAGCGGGGCATCATTACAAAAAAATGGATTTCCGCGATCAATTAGGATTAGAAAAAGATGTTTTAGTATTTGGTGACTCGGGAGGTTATCAGATTGCAACCGGTGCATTACCATATAGCAATGAATTGCGTGAAAAGATTTTTCATTGGTTAGAAGCAAATAGTGATGTTGCTGCAAACTTAGATATCCCACCTAAGACAAAATATAAAAATAAATTTGTTGAGTGTGCTGACATTAGTTATGATAACTTTGCTTATTTTGAAAAACATCAAAGTGGCAAGACTAAATTTCTTAACATGTTGCAAGGATCTAACACAGATGAGTATACTTGGTGGTATCATAAATTTAAGCATTTTGATTTTCAAGGATGGGCAATTGGAGGTCCGCAGAAATTAGTTGATTTCATGTTTGCGGTATCTTTGATGCTTAAAGAGCGTGAATTTGAAAATGAACGATTAGAATATGTTCACTTACTTGGTATTAGTAAAATATCTGATTTTTTCATTTTAGCAACATTGCAAAAATTGATGAATAAATTGACTAACAACAGAATCTATATCACAACAGATTCTAGTTCACCAGGTCAATATCCAGTATTTGGAACATATCTTCATTCTACAAATTATAAATCACAAACATTCTCAGAATTATATTTTCCAAAGAATGCAGAATATCGTCGACAAGCACATATTCGTCAAGGTAAAACGGGCGAGGTTGCAATTGATTTATCACAACATGTTCCTTGTTCATTAGGATGTCCTGCGTGTGAAGATTTCACTTATGATTTATTAGGTGGTAAAACAGATGCAGGTTTAGATCGTTATTCGCAAGAAGCTATGCCAAGAATGGTTGTACATAATACGCATTTATATGTACAGGCTGCAAATGAAATCAATCAATTGGTTGATAGTCATGTTGAATTATTAGAAACAATGATTCCGAAAGATTTATATGATGTAATTCTTTCTTTGCATGAAATGTTTGCAGACCCAGACAATGCACCACAAGTATACGAAAAATATATCAAAACATATAAAAAATTCGGTGGAAGTAGTATATCCACAACGGATGCAGAACAATTTAATAAATTCTTTACTTTTTAATTGGAATAAAAAATGGAAAAAAGCAAGTTACAATCGTTTATCAATCGTTATTATTTAGCAGGAAACTGCGAAGCGGTTACGTTGAAAGAACAAGATGGCGCAATTGGTTGTGAACTAATTGATATGGATCAAACCATCGTAGGAAAAATTAAATGGAATACCGCACCATTTATGAAAGGTATGTTAGGTATCAATCATACCGGAGCATTAATTAAGATGCTAGGAGCTGTAAATGAAAATATCACAATTGATGTTAAAGAAGCAGCAGGTAAGAATTATGCAATGAAAATTTCAGAAGGTTCAACTCAAGCAACTTTCATGTTGGCAGACACGACAGTTATTCCGGCGGTGCCTTCAATCAATGCAGAACCTGATTATGAAGTTACAATTCCGGTAAATGAAGAATTTATTAGTAAATTCATCAAAGCAAAAAATGCATTACCAGATGCAAAGAATTTTGCGGTGCAAGTTGTAGGCGGCAATATTAAATTTATTATCAATTACTCAACCGTAAATGCAGATAATATCTCTTTTGAAGTAGGAACTACAAATTCCGGTGATATGGATCCGGTTTGTTTCTCAGCAGATAAATTAAAAGAAGTATTAGTATCAAATCGCGGAGATTCCGGAGAATTAAAAGTATCTCCAGATGGCTTAGCTCGTATTGAATTTACTGGTGCTGACTTTGAATCAACTTATTGGTTAGTAATGCTACAAAACTAAGATGGTAGTAAAAATAGTAAATAATTCAGACAATGCACTCCCACAATATGAAACTAATGGGAGTGCTGGTCTAGATATTAAAAGTGCAGAAAATGGACTTTTAAAACCAGGTCAGTTTAAATTGATAACAACTGGTTTGCGAGTTGAAATTCCATATGGTTATGAAATACAAGTAAGACCTCGAAGCGGGTTAGCTAAGAATTATGGTATTACTGTATTAAATAGCCCAGGCACCATTGATGCAGATTACCGAGGCGAAATTGGCGTTATTTTAATCAATCATGGTCAATATGACTTTGAAATTAAATCAGGTGATAGAATTGCACAATTAGTAATAGCTCCGGTGGAACGAATCCAATGGCAAGCAGTAGGTTCATTAGATTCTAGCACAAAACGAGGAGAAAAAGGTTTCGGATCAACAGGTAAATAAATAAATTATGTTTGGACAACAAGAAAATACACTTTGGGTTGAGTCCTTCCGCCCGGATACATTGGAAGGGTATATTGGCAATGAACACATCATTGAAAAAGTTAAAATTTTTATCGAAAATGGTGATGTGCCGCACTTATTATTTTATGGGTCAGCAGGAACTGGTAAGACTACATTGGCCAAGATTATTGCAAATAGCGTCGATGCTGATTTAATGTATATCAATGCATCAGATGAAAACTCAGTAGACGCAGTTCGTGATAAAATTAAGCGTTATGCATCAACAGTAGGATTTCGTAGATGGAAAATCATTATTTTAGATGAGGCAGATTATCTTACACCTAATGCTCAAGCAGCATTACGTAATTTAATGGAAACTTATAGCAAAACAACACGTTTTATTTTAACATGTAACTATGTTGAAAAGATCATTGATCCAATTCAATCGCGTTGTCAGACATTTGCAATTACACCTCCAGGTAAACCAGATGTAGCAAAACGATTGGTTGCCGTTTTAAATGAAAAAGGTGTTGAATATGATATTAAAGATGTTGCTGCAATTATCAATGCATCATATCCAGATATTCGTCGAGCACTTAATGCAGCACAAGCATCAGTTGTTAATGGAAAATTGCAATTAGATAAAGCAAGCGCTATTCAAGCAAATTATATGACTGAAATTTTGGAAGTATTAAAAAATGCTAAAGACAAAAAAGCATCTTTCAATAAGATCCGTCAAATTATTGCAGATAGTAAAGTAAAAGATTTCACACCATTATATACATTTCTTTATGACAGTTTGGATGAGTTTGCAACAGGTCATGTTGCACCATGCATTTTAATTATTGCAGAATCGCAATTCAAAGATGCGTCGGTTGTAGATAAAGAAATTAATATTATGGCAATGTTTGTTAATTTATTAGGAGAACTATGAGTAAAATGAATGTTAATATTGGACCTAATGATATGCAACCAATTCAATGCAAAGAATGCGATGGTATGTATTTTCGTCAAGTAATGGCAATCAATAAAGTGTCAAAATTCTTAACTGGAGCTGATAAAGACACAATGGTACCAATTCCGGTATTTCGTTGTGATGATTGTGGCTGTATTCCAGAAGAATTTCAACCAATCAAAGTAAAAAAATAATGTCGATATCATATCATAAAGATTTAGTTACCATTGTGTTTAAAACTTCTAATAGAAGTAATGCAAACACAAAAATGAAATCATATCGAAATAAATCTATAGATGATATTTTAGATGCAAAGAAACTAGTAGGAATACCAGATAAGGCAGTTATATTAGAAATAGGAATGGGTGAACATTTAGAACAACAATATCGTAAAAAATACAATTTATAATGGCAGAAGAAAAGAAAAAAGCAGCTACAATGTTTGATTTTATTGATGGGGTGACTCATAAAAAGAAAGAATGGTCAAAATGGTCCGATGTAGATCAAAAAGCATTCAGCCCTTATATGATGAATCGATTCTTATCAATGCGAATGGAATTAACAGAATTAATCAACGAATTCCAAACATATACAATTGGATTACTTCGTCCGCAAGAGACATATAAATTGTATCATGAATTACTGCCAAATAACAAAACATTTGCAAAATACATAAAAGGCAAATCAGAAGATAAGTTTGACAAAGAATTGGTTGCACAAATGGCTGAACATTATCAAGTAAGCAAATCAGAAGCTTCTGATTATGTTGAATTAATGGATAAAACAAGTTGTGAGCGAATTTTAACAATGTACGGATATAGCGAAGGCGATAAAAAGAAAATGTTGAAAGGAATCAAATGAGTATTAATACGCAAACACACTACAAAGGCAAGGATAGCCTTTATAAATTTGCAGAAGAGTGGGGTTTGAATACCTACGAATTTGATATCATTAAACGCATTGTAAGATGCCGGCATAAAGGTTCCTTTGAACAAGATTTAACTAAGACAAAGGATCTTATTGACATTTATTTGAAAGAACAATTGGATTCTAACAAATAATTCGATATAATATAGAAAAATGGCAAATCACGTTTATAGTTATTTTGAAATTACATTCAAATCAGAAGAAGATTGTAATAATTTTGCAGAATGGATTGGATTAGATCCGAAAGATGAAAATATTGCATGGATGGCTCGAATTGAAGCTTGTTGCAATATCATGATGGATAATTTATATCCTGATAACGAAGATACAAGACAATGGTGGCTTGATAATGTTGGCGCCAAATGGATGTATTTTGATGATGTTGATCGATCAACAGATTCAAGCATAATTATTAACATGACATCTGCGTGGGACTTCCCCGAAGCATTATTTTACAAATTAAGTGATTTCCTTCGCAATCGATATGAAGATGTTGCCATGACTGTCACTTTTGATGACGAAGGTTACAATTTTATCGGCGCAGCAGCATCAAATCAAAAATTCCGAGATATTGATTATTTTCATCCAGACTTTGATGAATTAGATGAATATAAAGATGACGAAGATTGTTGGACAGAAGAATTCTATGAAGAAATGTCTAATATAAAAGATGAATTGTTACAAGATGTTTTAGCATTCATTCAACAAGATTTAGAAAAAGAATAACAAGTTATACAACAAGGAAGCTCGGCAGAAATGTCGAGCTTTTTTTGTGTTTTTGAATTATTTTTCTTATATTAATAGTATGAAAGCTGGACAATATGTAGCACCTATCTATCGTTTATCACTACGAGACCCTGAAACGGTGCCAAGAAGAATATCTTACTCGCAATGGTCAATGTATGAACGATGTCCATTATCATGGAAACTTGCCTACATTGATGGTCTAGCTCCATTCCAAGCATCCATTGACACAACCTTTGGTACTGCCTTTCACGAGACATTTCAATACTTCCTCACGGTAATGTATAATGAATCTGTAAAGAAAGCAGAGAATTTAGATTTTCGTAGCATATTGCAAAATAAGCTTCGTAAAGAATACGTTAAGTGCGTAACAGAAATGGGTGGAGAACATTTTTCTAATCCATTGCAATTAGCAGAATATCTTGAAGATGGCGTTGCTATATTAGAATGGTTTAAGAAACGCAGAGCACAATATTTTTCTTCAAAGGGCTGGGAGCTCGTAGGCATCGAATTAGATTTATGCGTTCAAGCATCAGAAAACAATCCTTCAGTTTATTGGTATGGTTTCATCGATGTTGTAATGCGTCATCCGGCAACCAATCGTATTGTGTTGTTTGATATTAAAACATCACGCTCAGGTTGGAATAAATATCAAAAATCAGATTCATTGAAATCTGCTCAATTGGTTGCATATAAAACTTATTTTTCAAAGCAATTCGGTGTACCACAAGAAAATATTGATGTTGAATTCTTTATTGTAAAACGCAAATTGATTGAAGATTCAATGTTCCCACAAAAGCGCATTCAAAACCATCGTCCATCAGCTGGCTCCGTTACTCAAAAGAAAGTACAGCGTCAAATTGATGCGTTTGTTGAAAATTGTTTTGATGCAGAAGGTAATAAACAAGCAGACGCAGTATATCATGCATTTTCGGGCAAAGGCGATAAGAATTGCAAATATTGTCCATTTAAAACGGATTATGTAAATTGTCCGAAAGAAAATAGGATTCGAGAATAATTTTTTATATAATTC